ATGTCTTTCTTAGGTGAGTATGTAATTTCATACGGAGCACCTGCATCTACACCACGGATTGTCTTCTCGTCTGGGAAAATCTTCTCATCAACTTCAAAGCAAATCTGAATTACATCACGGAGGGCGCTAGCAAAGATAGCCTGTGCAGATTTGACCTGGGTGTCGAACGCGCCCATGAGAGCCTGAACGCCCTGACCCGTGACAATAGATGCGTTGACATTTCCTGTGCGTCCCTCAGGATAACGAGCGCCAACGCGTAATTCCTGATTAAGTAAAGTTTGTTCTGTGAATGCACCTTGTGGTAGAGTAAGTTCTACACGGCGTACACCAGCTGGGTTTGAGGTACGGATAACTGCATCGCCACCAAGCTGTAGCTCCTGTACATCTTGTGGAAGTACAATTGGAGACTGTACAGATTTCTCTGCAGCTTCCATAGCAAGGAGTGCAAAGCGGTTGCGTAGCAACTGGATACCTAGGATATCATCAAACTGTCCACGAAGCTCACCATCAATGGATGGCTTGCGTGCTACAACAATCATCATCTTACCGAGTGGATTCTTTACAGATGACAAGACAAGATTATTTTTATCTGGTAAGTAGATTACCGATTGGTCTTTGTCATAGTAGCGAACCATCTCAATGAGAGAGTTTAGTTCTTGCTTGTATCCAAGTCCACCAAGGAGCGAGCGCTCATACTCAGGGAATTGTGAAACGAGTTCGCCTAGCGTTAATTGATAACGCTTCGCAAATGCGATGCAACGACCATAACGGTCAAACTCTGGGTAAGCACCCACTGGGTTTTCTAGGCGAATACGAGGTAGTTTAGCTTCTGCGTCTAGCTCAATAACAAATGGCAAGAAGCCGTAGGTTAGGTACCAGTCCGCTCCCGAGTACATCTGAACGGATAAGTCAGAATGAGCAAAGTAATTGCTAGCAATGCGAGTACGCTTGTCAGCAAAAGCACGAGCACGGTCGCTCGTTTGGTTTGCTGCGGAGCAGTTGACGGCAGGCAGAGGCGCCATAACTTCAGATAAGTCTCTAGCAACAATGTCAATAAAATTCGCAACGACATTTGCATCTACTCCATCTGGAAAGAAGTCAGGGTATACACTGGCAATCTGACCTTTACGGACAGCAAGGACATCAAGGTTGCGTGCGTCCCTGTCTGCATTACGAAAGCGCAACGAGTCAACTCGTGCTGCAATCTGTTCAATAGATAACATTTAGTTCCTATCCGTATGTCTGTTGCCATTGTTCTGCAATGGCTTCATCTAAGTTAATTGAGAATCGTCTCTCTGTCTGTGCTCTAGTAGCCCAACGGTTTTGCATCCATTTGGCTGACTGTGAGTTCTGTTGCATCAACTCGCGTACACGAATCACTGCAAACCATAGAGCCATCACACAGTCGCTAGGGTTTCTAGTCTCAGGCTTCCAGGTAATCAACTGCTGTACCAGAGCCTTAAGTCCTTCGCTACCTTCATTGAGTGAAGTGAGAGTTGAGTTGGCACCCATACATCGAGAGCCAGTTACGCAAGTCGTCATCGAGTGCGTATGCTTTCTGGTGTGCATTGATTTCAATTCTTAACTCTTGTGGTTTGTATCGCTGTACCCAATCTTCAATCAGGGCACGAATCTTCATAGGTGTAGGCTCAGTCATGTTTACACAGTCGAGAATGTAAATCATACTGTCTTGTCGGTTATAGGTCAAGACCACCGCTGCCGTGTTACCCGTCATCGCAGGGTCAAGACCAATAACCGTATATGCAGATTCTAAAAACTTGGGGTGGCCCGGAGCACCTGGTTTAAGTGGTCCGCGCTTTCGCATACCGTTGACACATCCTGCAACTGCTGCTGGCGAAAAGATAGCGTCTTCGACGACATCTTCTTGTTGGTAAACCATTGCCCAAACTGAAGGGGCGACTTCACTTCGTCTTGTAAATAAAGAGGGGCCATCCCACTTGGGGTAGAGTCCTTGTTCATTTGGTTCATCTTTCTCGCCTTCGGCTCTATCCGTCCATGGCCAAAGGGTTTTCCAATTCTGTGGTTTCTCATCGAACTCAAGGACAGCTGGCATAGCAAAGTATGTGAACGGGGATTTACCACCAGTCCATTGCTGACCATCTCGAATCATCTTGTACAAGTCTACGGGAGCAACACGGGTCCCTACGATAAGTAGTTTCCCGTGTCGTCCTAAGCGTGTGATGACTTCTTTCTGAAGCCATTCAATTTGCTTCTCCCACTCGTGGGCATTTGAGTTCATCACAACATCGTCCAGGATAATCAAGTCGGCACGAGCACCGTAAATCTGTGAGCCAAAGCCTAGGGCTTGCACCGTAGGGTCTTTCTCGCCAGAGTCTCGTCCGCTTCCTAGATAAATCATATCGGCGCTCCAGGTTTGGGAGTCTGCCTTGTATCCACCATTAGGGCCAAAGGCCGTCTGGAGCTTAATCCAGTTAGGGTGGGAAAGTCTTGTCTTGATGGCGCTAAGGAACTTGCGGGCCATACCCTGAGTCTTGGAGACTACGATGATGCGAACATTCGGGTCTACGGCTAGTCGGTAGGTCACATAGTTAATCGTGATGACTGTGGACTTAGCGTGCTCGGGTGGAACATTAATCAGGACTCGGTTAGCCGCACCTGGCTCGTGTACCATGGCTGGATGTACCCAGCGGGGCTGCCGCCCCTCAATCAAGTCTACCCAGTCAAGGTGATGGTCAAAGAGCTTAGTGTCAAGGAACTCTTCGGAGAACTGCTCGAAGGAAATGTCCTTCAGGTTCTTCATGTCAGCCTTGACGCCCTTGCCTTCTAGGCGGGCTTTGTCGGCTCGTTGTTTAAAGTCTTCATCCTTCATCGTCCATTGACGGAAGGTTACCTCATTGCGGTTGACAGAGCCCATAGCCTGGGTGATGGTACTACCCTGGGCCAGCATCAGGAGAACCTTCTCCTTCATCGTCCATTGACGGAAGGTTACCTCATTGCGGTTGACAGAGCCCATAGCCTGGGTGATGGTACTACCCTGGGCCAGCATCAGGAGAACCTTCTCCTTAGCCTCGTGCATAGGGATGTCGACCTTACCCGGCTTTCGTCCCATAGTCAGTCCTCCAGTTAAATCACACTAATAACGCCGCCCGTGAAACGGGCAGAGCACCCCCATATATGTTATATATAATTATATATAATATAATATAAGCGAGCGAGCCGTAGAGCGAAGCTCGCTCTATATATGGAATTATTATTACATATATAGAAAACCTGTTCAAATCGGGAAACCGAACAGGTTTCCGTAATATATTTATATATTCAGGGTAATATGTCCGATTTATATATATTTAGGGGGCTATAACAGAAATTTTTAGGGTGAGTATATATACGCGCTCTGCGCTGAGTTTAATAAGGGGTGGCTCAAAGATTCCGCCACCGAGATACCGAACCTGAGAGTTTCCTGAGAACTTCCTGAGAGTTTCCTGAGAATGGGCATTATACCATGACTTCTGAATCTTGTCAAGTAATAAAAGTGTGATTTATGCCATAGAACAAGTGTTCTAATAAATATAGGTTGGTGAACTATCCCCCCATGCCCTTAGCCCCCCATAATTAGAACAGATGTTCTATGACTAATCTCACATAAATCGGGCTTGACAATTCCCCCGTGTCATGGTATAATCTTTGCCCTGTGATGGTGTGACCTATCTCACATTTTCTACGGCGTGTCGGAATTGACACGCTAGGGGTTATCCTGTATTATTCTCTCCGTCATCAAGTACCCACAAGGTACGACACGACACGCCGAAAGTATCGGCAGACTTGACAAGTTCAAGTGAGTGTGAGATACTTAGGCAGTACAAGTAAATAGGGAGAGATAGTCGGGCAGGATACGCCCCTAGATAAGTCGGGTCGCCCGACGGGATACCGCCTAGATTATCTCCCCCCTACTTGACAAGTACGACAAGATAGTGTAAGATACGCAGTACAACTTAGAGAAGGGAGATAGCAGTGCCTAACCCCTACGCGGGGTCGGGTAGCATAGTACACACGCCAGCAACCATAAAGGCTTCACGCCAATGGGGGAAGCGACACTATAATCTCACGGGAGCACAATGCTCACCTGTGACGATTACAGACAAGCACGGGCACACCCGTACAGTAGCGCCCCTAGTACATGGCAGGGTTGTACGCCTAGCGCGTAAATCGCACAAGGCTATCATGGCAGGGGAGCGCGTACTAACGCCCGACTTGACAGAAGCACAAGAGAGTGCTATACTAGCACAACTACACGCTAACGCGACACCACGCGCCCAAGCGTTCAATGTACACGACAAGTAATAGGGGGCATCATGGCTACACGCCTAGATGAAATCCTAGCCCACTATGAGCGACTAAATCGCTCACTAGATAGGCAGGAGAAGCGAGAGATTTTCGGGCAGAAGGTACGCCTAGCACGGGCAGACTTGAAGCCAGCGAGTAAGCACACGCGACTTGTGGGCTTACAGGGTAATTAGTAGGGTAGTCGCGCACCGATAGACGGCAAGGGTTCATGACCCTAGCGCGACACGCGGAAAGTATCCGCATACTTGACACGCCTTAGGGGGTGTGCTA